ATATTCCCAAACAAAATAAATAATTAAAATGGAAAATACTTTAACATTAGACGAATTTAGAGACATTTGTAAATATCTAATTAAAAATAATAAACGGTTAATCGAGAAAGGTGATAGACCCATTGCGATTGGAATTGAAGGGGAGGCGGGATTAGGTAAAACCTCGATCTTAATGCAAATATGTGACGAATTGAATTATGGTTGTATTCGTCTAAATCTTGCTGAATTGGAAGAAGTTAGCGACTTAACTGGATTTCCGATTAAGGAATATAAGACTAACGATGGCGAATGGGTTCCTGCAGATTTAGTTCATAAATTCTGTGATGAAAAAGTTTTCACTAATGAATCTCGAATGTCATATGCTGCTCCAGAATGGTTGCCTAATTCTGATGGAGAAGGAAAGGACGGATGGTTACTTATATTGGATGATTACACTAGAGCAAACAGTTTGTTCATGCAGTCAACTATGCAGCTCATTCAGGATGGTCGCTATATTTCTTGGAATCTACCAAAGAATACCACTATTGTACTAAGTACTAATCCAGATTCAGGACAGTATGCTGTGTCTTCACTTGATCCAGCCCAAAAGTCTAGATTTATCAACTTCCCGGTCAAGTTCAGTATTGATTCTTGGTCTCAATGGGCAGAAAATGTAGAACTTGATACTAGAGCAATTAACTTTGGTATTTCCTATAGTTCAGAATTGTTTGAAAATGAGAAACAGTTAGCTACGATTAATCCTCGTAGTTATACTATGTTTGCAAATGCAATCTCTGGTATTGATGATTGGCAGAAACCTGATTCTCTTGCGATGATTCTTAACATTAGTAAAGGTTGTTTTAACGATCCTGATAATGTTGTTGGCGCTTTGTTTACTACTTTTATTGCAAATAAATTGGATCAATTAATTAGTCCAAAAGATATGCTTACAGGAAAGTGGGATACAATCCAACCCAAGATTGAAAACGCAGTTTATGATAATCAAGGAAATTATAAACCAGCAGTTGCAGCAATTCTTCAAACAAGATTGCTTAATTATTCTATGTTCTATTTTGAACAGAAAGGAAGTAACAGTGATTTAGTATATAATAGACTTTTGGAGATTCTTAATGCTCCTAAGATGTTATTTAGTGAAGATATAGTATTCAATATTATTAAAACTCTTTGTACTAAGTACAAGAATAGAACTAATAAGTGGATGCTTAATAATCAACTTCGTCAAAGAATTATTGGATAATGTACTGAAAAGACACTGATAAAATCTGCTATCATTTTAATTATAATAATTTATATTATAATAACGTTAATAACGCTCAATTAAATGTATTTGAGAATAGACGTTATTGATATGAATTTATTTTAAATGGGTATTGTTATCCAAGACAAAAATTATCAGATATTAGTTCTAATTTTGAAGTAACAACAGTAAAACCAGAATCTAAGTTATTTTTCGACTCAGGTTCTGGTTTTCCTCGTTTTAAGTTAGGACTAACTGATAATAAACGTTGTATTAAAACAACTAAAGCAGATTATATTGTAGTTTCAGGAAAGAAAGATTATAAAACTCCAGATGCAGAACATGTTGTACTAGAAGACGATAATGGAGTTTATATTGTAAATAAAGATGAATGGGATCAATGATTCAGTGGTAGATTAGATGTATTTGTTAATAGTGTTTGTGCATATAAGACATTCAAAAACGTTAAGGTAATACATATAGGTAGATTGGCTAGTTATGCAAAGGACTCTGTATGACTGGCAAAGTATGCAGAAGGTGAATATACACTTAATTATATTACCGATATTAACTTAGATAAACAAATTTGTTCTATGTGCCCTGAACCAACTTTTGATGAACTTTGTTCTATTATTGATATGCTTAATTCAGATGATGCTGCAGTTGTTCAACTTGCAATTAAAACATTATCTGCCTATGATATTGCAAAATATAAGTTAACTTTTAGATTGATCCTTTATACGAGAAGAGGCTGATATGAATATTCCAAAAATCTTGTTGCAACTAAACAATTAATCGAAACTCTTGGATTAAATAGGTATTATGTTTATGATGATTTTGCCTATGGTGCAAAATACGCAGATGATCAAACTGATACATACACTATAGAAGATATTGCACTATCTAAACAAATTGGACTTAAATTAACTCAAGAGTGGTTGCAAAAGATGTATAAGGATAACTTCCAGAATGCTAACTATCGTTGGTTGCCAAATGAAAGAAAAGTTACGCTATCATAGTCTCATTGCAGTATCGGGATGTAAGAATGCAGGAAAAGATTCCATTACATCCATGCTTCAGTATTGCTTAAGTGTTCCAAGAATATTTAGGCAATACTGAATTTATAAGAATTTCAGAAAATGGATTTCTCCAAAATATAAAAGATTGGCATTTGCAGATCCATTAAAGAGAATGTTAGCAATTCTATTAAATGTTCCTGTATCGAAATTTAATAATCGTCATTTCAAAGAAGACTGTGTTATAAACATTCCAACATTGGATTATTCATTAAGTGCATTTAATGAGGAGTCAAATATTTTATCTGATTCTAAATTTAATAAATTAGTTAAAAATTTGGATCCATCATTAACACAATCTAATCTAACAGTAAGACAATTGATGCAGTACTTTGGGACAAACGTGATGCATACATTTTTTGGAAGAAACGTATGAATCAATTCCACTCTTAAACATGCAAATAATTCAACTATTATTTCTGATTTAAGATTTAAAGCAGAATATAATGCTGTTAAAGAAAGAAACGGATTTATAATTTATGTTGATAGACCCGGTTGTGAATTTGGACAACACGCTTCTGAAAGAGAGATGGAAGAACTATTGAATTCAAATAAATATGATTTGATTATTCATAATAACGGTTCCGCAAAAGATTTATTTAATAAAATAAAAGAATTATGTTAACATCTCGTCAGATTATAATTAAACTTATTGATAATAAAATTATTACTGGAGAAGAAGCATTTACTCTAATAAATGATATAATTCAAGCAGAAATGGTTGAAACATATAAAGTATTAGAGAAAAAAGATAATGAAAAGTCTAATTATATATGACCTACAGCACAAAAAGTATCATCAACAATAATTCCTAATTGAGTTGGAGATTCTGATACAATTACTTATAAGAGTGGAACTTGTGTCAATACGGCAGCGACATCATATAGTTCTGGATCCAATTAACATTAATTAAATATAAAAGCCTCATACTGCATTTCGCAGTATGAGGCTTATTTTTTTAGCCCTGCATTGCTCTTAAGGAGTGGTGTGGGGCTTTATTTTTTTTAATTATTTCCTCTAAATAAATTAGATAATTCTCTAGTCATGCCTAATGTATTAGTTAAACCATATAATAAACTTGTATTCCCATTAAGAATACTTGTAAAAGTACGATAATAATTTTTAACCATTCCTAATACCGGTGGCGTTCCATCTCCGATTATACCTTGCAAAGTCTGTAATAATGGTCCATCTTGAGACATTCCAGAAATAACACCATACGTTCATCTTGGTAAAAAGCCTTGTTTATATATAGGCGTATCATCTGTATCTCAAAATAATCTTAAGAATAAAGCTATTAATCCAAACTCAAACAAATCAAGCATTGATATATATACATTTGTTCTAAATTCCGGACTTTCTCTTCAAAATGTCTGAAATTCATCTCCACTTAAAGTAAACACTTTAGTAACAGTTAATCAAGTTGTTTGTGCTTTTCCAAGAAAATAATTACCTCCAAGTTGTTTTACATATTTTGTTCCTGGTAATTTTCACATTTCTTCAGTAACTTTACTTTCAGGTATTCACTTAAAATCACCATTTTCACGATAGTCTTCTTCTGTTTGAGAAGGAACTTCCACTTGCCTTTCATTATTTTCATCTAATACATAATTCCAAGTAAGGGTATTGGTAAATCCAGGATTTGAAAATCATAATGCAAATTGAGCCAATCCATATGTTTTATATTGAAAGAATAATGAACCTAACGTTTGCTTTTGAATAAGAGACTTTGTTTCATCATCATAGTTACCATATTGTTCATCTGCATATTCCTTAATAGACAATGTCTCCATTGGAGATAGTGCTTGAGGTAATAAATCATTATATTTTAAGTTATAACCAGCAGAATTTCAAGAACGTAATGCTTCTTCGTATATCTGTTTTTCTTGTTGGAACTTTTGTCTAGTTTTTATGTCTGGAATAGACTCTTCGTTGTCTTTGTACTTAAATCATGTATCAAAACGAGTATCTTTATGCATATCGTACACTAAACGACCTTCATCATTTAAAGAATATGCGTCAAATGCACCAATTGTTTTTAAATGCCCTGCAAGAATTGCCATTCTATGTAAAAAATCTGGTGCAGTTGAAGTAACAGATGATTTATTCGATAGACCTAATACAGTTCATTGATGTCTTTTAGAAGATTCTATCATTTCCTGACCAGAGAAATTAACCATTCCATAAATTGAATTTAATTGAGAATAAAATCCAAAAATACTTGTATTATCGAAGATTTTTGCGGTAACATCTATATACGCTTCTACAAAATCACTATAATCAAGAAAATCTGGACGTTCAAAAAACTTTTTAGTGCCTTGAACAAATTGATTTCTGTTTTCCGCTTGAGCAATTCATCGATTTAAATGTTTCTTTTGACCAGTAAGTACTTCCCTAAAGAATGCACGTGAGTTCCATCCCAATGCAACCTTTGCGGTAATGTTTTTAAGCATACCAAGTATTGCATTTAATGCAGCTTCTTCTGGATTTCTAATGTCTTTCATGAACAATTTACTTGCAATATACTTTTCCATTGCGTTTCTAATTTCCTTAATATCCAATCCACTAGTATCCATCATATAATCTGTAGTTACAAGCATTGCTGTAAATAATTCACAAAACAATGGTGATCTTTCAGCACGAATACCGGAAAACAAAATGTTCAAAAACACATAATCTAAATTTTTCTCTAAATGATCTACTCCAAATTTTTCAATATATTTATCTCTATCGTCTCCTGATTTATCAATGATATTACCTAAACTATCTTGATCGATATTTTCCAAATCTCTACGAGTTCTTTCAACATCATCCTTACCCATTACAAGCTGAAGACTTGTATCTTTGTATTTATTTCAAACTGTTTTAATAGCAGATAATGGATTTCCAGCAGTCAATTGCTCTAAAAATCCACCTGCAATCATCGGAACTTCATATCATTCATCGGTATCTCTATCTCTCATTTCTTCTCGTTCATCTTCATTTGGCCAACGATATTTTGCATTCATTTCTAAGAAATATAAATATGCTTTTCTTGCTTCTGGGCCTTGTGTAAATTTATTTGGACGAACGAGTCTAAATTCAGAACTAATTTTACCATCAGCGTCTTTTTCAAATCAAGATTCAAAAAAACGTCAATCATTTCCAATTACTCCAGAGAAACCCTCTGCTTTATATGCAGCGTCTAATAATTTAGATCAAGTAAATTGCTCTTTTACAAATTCTAATCTAACTCCAGTATTAAATCGACTTAATAAATCACCCATTTGTCTAGCTACAGGAGATTCAGAACTATTAAAACTACGCATATTTATGCCAGTAAGGTTTATCCCCTGAAAAACTTTTCCCAGATCTTTTTCTTGAAATATATTAATACCTTCTAATGATAATAATGCCCTATTAATATATGCATATGCTATTCATTCTGGGTCATTATAGTCACCTTTTTCTAAATCATATAATTTTTTATTTGAATTTTGAAGTGAATGCATCTGTTGTATTAAATACTCTCTAGTCAGTTCTCGTTCTTTTTGACATTCTTTATATAATGTACTATAATTACTGTGATCTTGCTGATATAATAATTCAATATATTCATCAGCAATATCCATTAACGCTTGTGCATCTGGCTTAAATGTACCATTTATACTTAAACTGCGTAATTTTTTAGTATGTGTTTGATTATATTGCTGAGCAAGTAAATTTCAGGAATTACATAATCTGGTTGGATTTTCTTCATAAACCCTAGCACTATGGAAATTGAGGGCTTTAATATTTGTAACACGTTTATCTTTTGTTAAATCTGGATCTAGAGATAATAAAGCGCATGCTTTCATAAGCATCATATTTCCATAAGAAGAATCCATTACAATTCTATTATCCGTTAATGTAGAATTTCTAATATAGCTTCCTAAAATACTATTTCCGTATCGGAAATCATAACGTTTGTTTATTTGTTGCTCTTCATCAACAATAACAATTTCTAATCGATTTCCTTTTTCAAATAGATAAATTCCATTAACGTTACAAGCCTCATTTGCTTTAAATTTTCAGTTGCCAAGTATATATCTTTTAAAATGGTGCATTAAAACGTCTCTATTTCTCGGAGCAATAGAATCTACAACTGCTTCAAAATCTTCTAAACTACGATTAGCCATTGCCTGCTGCAAATCTTTAGCAAAATTTTGAAAACGATTAGCTTTTTTCTTATTTACAAGATCAATATATTCTTTATAAGGTGCTTTAGTAATCACTTTTCCAGAAGAATCTAAAGTATCATTAATTAATTCCCCTTTAGTTTTACCATAAATAGGTTCGTTTCGTCTATTTCCAGTTATAGAAGCACGTTTTAAAAAATAAAATCGTTGTCCTTCCTTATATTTTTCTGTTCCTTTTTCAACTGGCCGTATGGCATATTTTATCATGAAATCATATTGAACGTCTCTTGCTTGCAATCGGTGTGCAATAGGCGTTTCTGGAAATAATTCATTTAAAACGTTACCTAATTCCTGAATTGTTGAATCTTGAACAGTACTATTTGTTCAAAAATAATTTTCAACAACTTCCATGTATTTTTGAGTATTAGGAATTCTAATGACTTTATCAAACGAAACGTTGTCTAATTTTATATGAAGTCCATTGTCATCATTTGTATAATCAGTTTTATAAACTACTAAAAATGATTGTCCAATAGGAATTCCAAATTGACGGAGAATTGCTCCATATGTTGCAACCTGTGCTACATATTTTTGATTTTTGTTCAAAAAATCTATTCCATCAGAACCAACATCTTCTGCTGTTTTAAAATCTATTATATGAGCAATACCATCATCATCTATTATAACTAAGTCCGCAATACCTTCTATCGCTTCCAAGTCTTTTGCTGCAGCAATGATTTTTCCATTTTTATCAGTAAAAGACTTACTAGAGTTTTTTAAAGCGTTTGAAATATCTTCATTCCAACTTTTTGTAGCCATTACCAACTGAGAGAGATATTGATTCTGAGGATCACTTACTTTAATTCCAAATGTACCTTTTAAAGTTGGTAATACCATATCTCTTAAAGACGATTTAATTTCCTCTACTTTTTCATCAGATATATAATTTCTTGGTTTTACTTTATTACTAGTAAAAAAAGAATTAATAGCATCATCTACTTCTGTTCCAACGTCTGTTGGTTTAACAATATGTGGTTTAGTACCAGAAAAGGTTGATATAGCATTCTCAGGAGAACCACTTCTTCCAAAATAATTATAAAACGTTGTTACTCCAACAGAAACAATGGCTTTTGATAATTTTTTAATTTTTAAATCAGATGCAAATGAACGAACTTTATCTATCTTCTTGAGCGTTGCTGTTTTGGAATCTAATGAATATATTTTTCCAAATCCAAATTCAATACCATCTGATAAAAGAGCTGAGTGACTTGGCTCAGCAAGTCACTCATCAAGCTCTCTATCATTTTTTGCGGTAAATACAATTTTACCATTTATTTTAACGTCAATTTCACAAGCCATATTATATACAATCTTTTCCAAAAGTTATTTTATTGTTATCGTCTGTACTATTAAGTAGTTTCATCTTAATTTCTCTTAGTCTTTGGTTATTAGGTAAAATCATAGTAGCAATATCTGTTTTATTCATACCCGCTAAAGTTGTACCAAACATAGATAAAATTGTACGAATATCTGTATTACCTAATGCCAATGGATCTATATCCAATGGTATATCAGAACCAAATAAAGCATTAAGTGAATTTATTACAAAGCTAGTTAAATCACTTTCTTTAAGTGCTTCAGTAGATTGTTCGTTCAATTTTAATCAGTCAGATTCAAAAGTTGTTGCAAAAACGTTTGATAATCTTTCCACAAGAACTTCCTCCTTAATATCAGAATCTCGTCTATTACCGTATTCTAATTGAAGTCGATTATATCTGGCTGGCCCATCATCTGTAGTAATTGCTCAATTTAATCAATCATAAAATCTTGCTTTAATACGTGGATCAGGATTAAATTTCATACTAGCCATAACAATGTGTAAGAACTCGTGAATAGGATCATCTATTGAAGCCTTCTGATTTATATAAACCGTTCCATTATAAATAAAAGCCCTTGCAGAACTAGTTCTCAAATAATCGTTTTCATCCATGAATTTTATCTCGCCTTCTCCACGTTCATACATTTCTTTTAATTCAGCTTCATTGACAATTTTAATTGGAATTTTGTAATTCGTCAATTCTTGTAATCTATCAACCATTGTAGCAATAACCTCCCTTGATACACCTTCAATAGTAATGTCATCTAAAATACTGTCTGTTTTAATGGATAAACGTTTGTCAACCCTTGGTTGTGTTTTTTGTTCTCCATTCTTTCAAACCTTATACGGGAATCAAAGTGTGTAATCAGAAGGATTTAAATCTGGATTTCAGAATGGAACTTTTCTTTCTTGATTATCTTTGTCATAAACAATTATATTATATCCTGTACCTGATCCATTAGCCTCAATTTTAAATCGATATGATGAATTAGCAAAATTTGCCATTCTGACACGTAAATCAATTAAATAATCATTTTGTTTATCAGATTTTACCGTTAAATTAGGAGAAATTTCATCTTTAAAAATTGTTTTATAATCAACTTCTCTAGAATCAAGTTTAGACAAATAATCATAAAACTGTTTACTATATACGAATTTATCAGAAGATGTATTTGAATCTTCAAAAAATCTAGTAAACGCTTGTGATGAGAATCCGTCTTTATGTACATATAAATTATACAAGAAAAACAGATCTCCAATTTTTCATCTACCATATTTAGAAGCAAGTTCTTCTGGAAGATATTGCTTCATAATTTTATTAAATGCAGCAGATAATGTTTGATATTTAAGTCCTAAACTAGGATTTTTAGATGCCTCCGATATATCAAAAGATGGTCTATAAAAGGTTTGAAGTCTTTCTAATGGATTATTGTGTATATTTCCAACAATTATGTCTTGAACAAATTCATTTTCCTTAAAAATTCTTTTTAATGCCGGAATTATTTCAATGTCCATCAATCTTTTAAATGTTGCAAGTCCATCTAATGTATTGAGTGAAACACTTTTTACGACTTGAGTTTCTTTTCCATCTGGATCAGTTTTACTATTTTTGGTAAGTTGTCCTTTATCATATATAATTGATCCAACAGGTGTACCAATAGTCAGATTTGGTTGTTGTTCAAATCATTTAAGAATGATTAGGTCGTTTACATAATTTCTTAAAGCGCTTCATTCTTTAGGATTTAAACTTTGTGTATCTCCATATCCAAATCCACTATTATTGGTTTCTTTGTCTGCAGTAATTAATCTTTCTGCTAAATCTCGTTCCATTTCTAATGCAACAGATCTTCTAATAAGGTATCTATTGTATCTTAAAAGTTTAAGCATCGCATTAAAATGTGGTACGGATGTTACTAAATCTAATATATTATATGTCTCTGCAACTAAAGAGTATTGCTCGATTTGATTGTTACGATAAGTTTCATCTCCAAGAAATCTAATTAAATCGAATTTTTCTAGTTCTGCTTTAGGGTTTGCTTGAGTGTATTCATAATACTTTTTGTTAATATACTTCTCAATTTTTTTAACATTGTTGTATTCATCATAGTCTGATGTACTCATTCCTTGATTAATACCTAAAATTGAGCCAAGCATTTGTTGTTCCTTAGTGGCTCTTAAAATTGATTCTAGATTTTTATACAATTCCTGATAATTAACGTTTAATTTACGAAGAGCTTTATTCTTTGGTATTAAATAATTTTTAACATAACTATAAGCATATATTCAATCCCTCTTTCCTAATTCTCAACTTTCGTGATACTTTTTAGTACTATAAAATGCATCTTCTTCGTAATCAGATTCATCTATATAATCGTCAACAGAAAATTGTTGTTCATATAATAATTCTGGATCAAGATCTTCTGTCTTAGAATCTGTTGTTTTTTCAATACCGTTTCTTAATACTCTTAGTAAAGTTTGTTCTGCAGATGGATCTATAATAAACAATTTATAAATAGCAGTAACTAACTTGTCTCTAGAAGATTCATCTAATGTAGCATCATTAATTACCTTTCTTATTTCTGGTTCATCTTGTTCAGTTAATCGTATATTATTAGGAGATGGTAGTTCTTTAGCAATAAACAGTAATTGACTTACACTTAAACCAATGTTTTTATCAAATAAAGATTTTTCATTAACTGTACTCGTCAATATAGATTTAAACATATAATCATCTATATTAGTAAGTGTTTTTCTATCTAATATAAAATCCAATGCGTTTTCAACATTAAATCTAGAAGTATTTGGATCTAAAACACTACTTTCCGAATATCTTTTAATTATATTAAATGCAGGAGATGCCATAAATCCAATTATGTCCTTTGGACGAATTCCAATTGTAGTTAAATATGTATGGAAATCAGCAAATTTAGATGTAGCGTTCATCTTAGATAATGCCAACTCCTTAGCGTTATCTGTTGCTAAAGAGGTATATCCAGATAATACCATATAAGCATCTTTTGGATTTATAAAGTTTCCATTAGCATAGATATCTAGATCGGATATTAAATCTGATAAATTTAATACATTTTGTCCATTTAATTTATATCTTTGCAATTGTGTCAGACGCGATGTATTTAAATTTGTACCTTCATTAAAAACAATATTTAAACCGTGTAAACTACTACGTAAATCAGCAAATCTTAAATTAGAAATAGTGGCAATATTTGTCTTAATGTTAGAATCTTTTATAAATTTTGCATCAAAACAAATTTTTTGTAATTCTTTAATAATTTGAGTTCCTATTTCTGCATCAGGTTGTCCTGTTTGAGATAATGTTGCTTTATAAGAATTAACTAAACTTTGAATCTTATTAATTACATTATTTCCATAAGCAGTTTCTGCAAAAAATGCTTTAAGAGATACCGCTGAAATTCCAATAACAGCTCGTCCAACCATATTATCGTACTGTAATCTAAATTTAGCAGCAGGATTGTCCCAAGTTCTAAAAAATTCTGATTTAAATTCAGGTGTGGGAATGGATTTTTTGATTTCATCCATTGCATCATCTACAGGTAAATTCATATTTGCTTGAACAATAGGATTTCTAAGCATTTTATGAATTTTGTGAACGATCTTATTGCGATAACCAGCAGTTTTTACAGATGTAGGAAGATCAATACTACTCTGATGAAGTCTTATTCTATCTTCAATTCTCTTTTTAATGGGACGATATTTATCTGTATCAAATTCATCTGCAAATACTACTTGTGTTGGCCCATTTAATATACGAGAAATAACATCAATTCCTATTCCATTAGCAATATCTTCTAAATCGATAAATGTAAAGGTCTCTGAACCGTGTTCTCCAGCTTTAAAATTAGAAAAAGTACTAAATTCAAATCTACGCCTATTTGGTAAAGGCAAATCTAATACTTCTGATGCCTTATAATATCGATTTAATTTAGAAGGTGTTATAATACGTCCATCGTCTGATATCTCATATGTCATAATAAAACCTTTGTCTACATCATAATCACTACCCTGAAGTCATGCTAAGAATGCAGACATTACTAAAGCGTTTTCTTTAGTATCAAGTAACATTACAACATCTGCTGATGTAAATGATTGCATAGATTGAGAAGGAATTCTATCAATAATAAGCTTTAATTGTAAATTAAAAGCTTCAAACATTTCTTCAGCACGTTTGTTAACAAATTGCTTTTGTCTATTTGATTCACGACCGTTTAACTGATTTATAATTCTATTAGGTTCTACTGCAATTAAATCGCCGTCTGGTAATTGTTCAATAATATCTCTATTGGTTTCTGGATTTTTACCAATAGATGTTTGTAATATATCGTTATTGAAATTATGACGATATGCATGTCTTACTAAAGTTTTTCAGTTATCTTCAGTGTAATTATAAACATAATTACTATAATGTCCGCTATTATATAAATCTTCAAAATCATTTCAAGAATCTACAATAACAACATCATATGATTTGCCATCATAATCAATATATTCTCTAAAGTATTTACCTTTAGTTGAACCAAAACTTTCTCCATTTTTTCAATATTCGTTTCCAAGACTTTTATAACGTGTACTACTTTGTGTAGAATTCAATCTTTGTGAATTTGCAGAAAGTCCTCCAACCATAACAAGTGTTTGTGAACCGTCATTACCATGTAAAACAACGTCATATAAATCATTATCAACCGTAGATGGTTTTCTAGTTTTCTTTATTAATTTGTCCTTAAAGAAGTCAGCACCTCTAGTTTGAACATCATTTAAAGAATCTCCATCCTCTAATCCCATCTTTTTTGCTGATAACTTTCCAATGCCTACTTGTAATGCAGACACTTTAACATCACTAATAAGAACAATTTGATTATCGAACGTTCAATCTTCAACAGATTGTTCTGATTTCATTGATTCTTGAACAGGTATTCCAAATTCTTGTCCAGCTTGAATTCTAGATAATCGTGGTAATAATTCATTAGTAACCTTTCATTTAGCAAGAGCGTGTAATTGAGATTGAAGATCTTTATCAGAAAATACATCTAATGTAAGATTATACTCATTAAATGCATTACGTAATAAATTAAATAACTTTGTACCTCTTGTTGTTAAAATGTACTGATTTGACTCATCTAATGTATAAAATGATTCAGGCTTTTTATTTAAAATTGGAAGTTCATTAATAATTCTAACTAAATCAGTATCATAAATACTAAACGTTACACCATTTGCTTTAAATTGAATTTCGCTTCCAGCCAAATTTCTAGGTTTAACTGTTCAGTTATATAATTGAACGTTTGGATCAAAATCATATTTATATTGATATAATAAATCTGGAGTACTAAGTTTAACAACAATCGGATTTCCTATAGCATCTCGATAAACCACCGTATCGTTTAAACCAAGAGAAAGTCTATTTTTAATAGGAATAATAGTAGGATTGTTAAATTGAACGCCATTTCAACTTAAATCCGTCATTGCTATTTTAGCATTACGTTCTCCTCCAACAGCTTTCATAAACTCCAATCAGGTCATACGTTTTCCTTTATAAGGAAAATACATAACTCCACCGAAAGACGGAGTTTGAATTCCACCTAAACCAGCATAACGTCTACGAATAGCATCTTTATTTAAGAATGATGTAATTGTTGCTTGAAATGAACCTTTAATGGTATTAGCACTAAATGGAATTCTTGTTTTAAAAGAGCCATTTGCCAAATCACGATTTGCCATAGCAACAAATGATTGAGCTAGTCCCAAAACACTTTTTTGATTGGTATCAAATGCTTTAACCAAAGCCTCACCAATTATTCTATAAATAGCATCTTGATCCTCTGATTCTACTGCATTAATAGTTGCTCTAACGGCATCTAATGCAACATCTCCAATCATTTGATAAATTTCATTCACATCTCCTGTTAGATATCCGCTTTGAATAAGAGCAGAAATCATTTGAGACATCTCTCTAACGCCATGAGAATCTTCTAGATCATGATCAGGATTCATTTGAATGCCATAATGAAGTGTTGAAATTTCAAAGTATTTTAACGGATCATTATTTCCATAAACTGCTGGATTTTTTAAGTTTACATTTCTAGCGCCAGTTTTCATTGCAGATTGATTTGCCGCAAGAGCAATAAAACAATCTTTTAAATTCTCTTCAGCTACAACAGTTGCTAAAATATCCTGATTAATTTCAGAAAAAACGAATTTGTTTAAATCAGAATCTCATACTTCACACCAAGCACCACCTAATAATTGATCAATATCGTATAATGTCTGAATATTACGTCTTTCCTCAAATTCTGTTCCTGGAATAGCAGTTCCGTCATCATTATATGATTGTCAAGTACAAATAGTTTCATTACCTTCTTTTCTAATAGACACTAATTTATCATGTAAAAAAGTATTTGTATTAAGTTTAAAAACATCTCTTGTACAAACAATGTTATCCCCTTGCTCATTTAAACGACGAGTTTTACCATAATATTTAGATAAATCTAAATTTTTAATTTTATCAGATATAATGTTTGACATTTTTTTATACAACAATTCAAATGAAAATTCAGTAAATTCACCATTACGTCTAAATTCATTTGTAATTGTATATTCAGCATGTTTTAATTCTCATGCAGTTCCAGTCTCTGGATCCAACCCATTACCAAAAGTCTTCTTTTTCTGTAATCCGCCTTGTCTATCAAGTAATGAAACATTTTGTTCTCTAGCAAAAATAGGAAGTACGAATGTAGAGCCATCGTGTGAATCAACCTTTTTTTGAGATCCCATGAAATTAAACACTTCCGCTGGAATATCTTTGATAATAGCAATTTTTGCTTTAGAATCAATTCCATATTTTAAACCTTGTGCAAAAGTTATTCTAGATGCACCAGCCATAACAGTACGTTTTGCCATATCTGTTAATCTAGCAGATTCATCTTCTATGTAAAAAAAGTCATTTAATAAAGATGTATTATCTTTTAATTTATAATCACTGTGTTTTGCTTTATATCCATTTACATCTCCAAATAATAGATCTGAGAATTGATTAGATAAAAACGAATCTGCATAAAAATAACTTTCTAGAATAGGGTTTAATTCAAATTCAACTTCATTTCAATTAATTTCATTTACGTTTGTTCAATCAATTTCAATTTCATTTCCATCTGAATCTAAAGCCTTAAATAATTTCATTGATCCATCGTATCCATCAAATCAAGTTGGATTTTTAGGTTGTAACTTTTTAAATTCAGAACGTCAATTTGGATTATTAGCTGGATCGAACATGAATCCGATATCAATTAAATCTCTAATAAAGTTAATTTTTTGAGTCTTCATTCGTTTTTCAAATAGAACTTTATCAGAATTTACTTTTAATTGATTGTCTAGAGTTGGATTAAAAAATAGTTCTCCAGTATCTGCAACACTATAATCAGAAACATATATATCTGCACTTGTTCCAAATTGAGAATTTATGAATGCTTCTGTACCTTTTCCGTGTCTAACAAATTCTTCGTGCAATAAATTTTTAGCTCTAGCAAAATAATCAATTATAGATTCACCTTCATTTCTATTTAAACCCCAACCCAATGCAGTAGAAAATCTTGAAATCAAATTAAGCACTTGCGTTTCATATTTGTCTTTACGCGTAGTTCTTATTAATTGTTCAAGACCTTGTATATCAATATTTCTATCAGCATTAAATCCAGCAATATTTTTTAATACTGCTGCAAGAGATTTAGTACCTTTAGAAGTAGTTACATTTATTTTATCTACTTTAAATTCTACTACAAAATGAGTTCTTTTATCAGAATAAACAATAGGTTGTAATCAAATAGACACATCTGTAGCTTCTCGTTCTTGACGAGCAATTCTATTTCTACTTAATTCATTATGTCCAAATAAACTATGATAAAAATCAACACCAATTGCTTCTTGCATTACCTCTGCTGGTAATAATTCTGTTGCAATCTTAGAAGTGTCATTAATTTTAGTATCACTTCGCATTGCAATTGTACCAAGAACGGTTGGATTTCTTTTAAGAACATTTAATGCAAAAACATTCTTTCCAATAGGAGAATCTATTCAAGTTTTAGTATTTTGATCAAATACTCGTATATTTGATCTCTGTGAGAATTTATTACGAATCAAATTATACAGTTCATGTTTTACATCAAATACAGATGTTCTTAACTGACTAGTTGGTAAATTATTACCTTCTGCATTTTTTATAACCGTTGAATATTCAGAGCCATAAACAATACTATAAAAATTGCCAAGTGGCTCAAAGTCTCTATAATAATTATATAATTTAAGTTCATCACCTCTATAGAGATACTCATAACCAGAATAAAGATTTGCTAATTTACCAGTATTGTCTTCAACTCTTTCACTTGCAGTAAGTGTTATGGCAACAATTCTCACAAAAGAATCTCACATTTTTCCAGCTTTGGAAGGATTTCCTGTATTTCATACTTCTATAAAATCAGCAGGAAGGACCAATCCAGTTACATCCTCAATTATAGATTTAACAAATTGTGTTGAAATAAAATTAGAACTCGGATTTCCAGCAGCACTACTAAATTTATAAGTATTTGTATCAGAATCCCTAGAAACATTTAATACATATTCACTACTATCAAATGCAGAATTAGTATAGGGCTTAACTTTAGAACTTCCATTTTTATTAATGGTAATTTTAGTAGCTTCTATAGAAATTCCATACTTTTCCTTAAGTTCTTCTAACAATTTTGGATTAGATCTTAATGCATAAACTCTATTTTTGATTGTCCTTTGGATGCTGTAAACTTGTTTATTTATTAACTCCGATTGAAGCAAATCTGATGTAAAACGCATAGCATCAGGTCCTACTTCTTCTGCACTAAAATCATATTTCATTCTATATGCTAAATAAGCATATCTAACAGATGTTGTAAATTGATTAATAAAAATTTGTTTAATTTTATTTTCCAAAGGAGAATTTTCAGAAAAAATATTCTGATGTATTGCATTAGCAAGACCTTTTATTGTAGAAGTAAAACCACGTGCTTTTGCAAATTCGTTAAATAAAAAACTTATTCCTTTTTGATGTTTCTGTGGATTAACAGAATCATCTAAACCTAAATATAATGCTTCCTGTAATTGTAGATTTCCAGAATCTTCAATTCATTCTATCATTTTTCCAGATACTGCTTGAAATCCATCCAATCCTATCGGTTTTCCATCATATTTAAAATATCAAAGCAACAATTTAACAAAAGAACTAGTATAATCTTCTGTTCCAGCTTCTTCACTTCAACTTGAATATTTGTCATGATAGTTAAATGGACCAGTACTTATATACATGTCCTTTCCAAAAGTACCGGTTTTAACAAATTCTGGTTTTATACTAATAAAATCAATTTCGTCAGATAAAAAATCATCAAAATGTTGTAATGTGACAAAAGCGGATCTATAATTTTCAAAATTTTTTGGATCATCAGTTTTTGTCTTATCGGAAAATTGTGCAAGTGTTCTCTTAACAAAACGTGTAAATTCTTCGTCAGAATCAAAATTTGGAAGAGTTTTACCAGGAGCCACATACTCATAAATGTGTTTTAATAATTCTAATTTATATTGATATAAATTAGAATTTACATCTTCTGGGTTTATTAATTTTCCATCTTTTAATAAAGCTCTTTCTACAATTTGTGTTTTAAATTCGTTTACAATATTGTCGTAATCATTTCTAGTACCTCCAGACTCAACAACTTCTGCATATGATGAAAGTGGTGTTGTATCTTCATCAGACGCATAATTCGGAGTAAATCCAGGCGTTACATCTGATTCTGAAACAACATCTGTATCAAATCCATCCAAAAAATCTAATATCTCTTCAATACTTTTTGTACCTAATTCAGGATGATTTGGATCCAAGCTAATGCCCTTTAACAGAGCATTAGCTGTATTTGGATCAAATCATGAAGTTATGTACTCTGCATAATCTCCATCTATTATATGAGAAAATAATGCATTAAATTCTGATTCTGAGTAATGATTACTGCCGCATCCTTCCATAATTAAAGTTTTGTTTTACAAGTTTCATTAAACTTAATTCATTCATTGTATAATTTTGCAATTCGTTCAATAAGCGTTTCTGGGTTATCAGAGATAGATTTTGACATTTGCATAAGTTGTATCTTTAATATTTTATCTGCTCTAGATTTTGATTTATTAGCAATATCTCGTCTAAATAGATTTATATAATCCAATGCTTGTTGATCTATTCCTGCTTCTACTTCAAATCTATCTAACTGTTCTATAAAAGTATCCTTTGACATAGAAGAATCATTAATTTTTTCTAATTCAAAAGTTCAATTCTCGTTTATCAAATTAGCGGTTCCAGAAAAAACTGCTTCATTTTGTAAATATACTAAAAATTTTCGAGAATCTAAAGTTTTTTCATCAGTAAATTCAATTCGGAAATCAGAATATTTTGAATTCGTTTCTTTTACTAGTTTTTGAATAATTAAGTCTTCTAATGGATTGGATTGAACAAATTCTAAATTCCCAGTACTATTTATAATAGCCTCAAGACGCTTATTAATCACATCCACGTTATTGCGTAGAAAATCATTTAAATAACTAATTGGATCTTCTTGAGAATCGATTTCATCTAATAATTGTTTAATATCTAAAGAGTATGTCTTTAATGAATTTTTTATGATAGATTTGATGTTTTTTATTTCTGGAATCATATTAAACTTCGCATCAATAACATCTTTCTTAACAATTAAAGAATACCATTTGTTTCCAATTAAGACTGTTTTATTTTCAAAATTAATTTGTCTTATAGCATCTTCCTGAAATCCATCATAGTTTGAAATTGAACGTAATAGTTGAACAGTTCCAACTAAATTTCCATAAAAAACCCAACGTTTATTGGTTTTCTTTACTTTTACATTATTTGTAGTAAATTCAGATTGATTAAACTGTTCTTGTATAAAAGTTCTTTGATTTTCAAATAAATCAGAGAGTTCAATTGTGACATCCAATCCATCAATATTTACAATAATTCCATCAGTACTAATGGAAATAGGACGTAATTCAAGCTTTCTTCCATTTTCTTGATAAATAAGCTGTCCATTATCATAATAATAAAAGATTTTACCTCCAACTAAATCAATAATTTTATATCCTAAAAGAATAGAAGTATTATCGTTAAGAATTCTATCCGATTTTCCAACTTCGATCTGGTGAATATTAGAATCTCCAAAACCATCAGAACTTATATACACAAACGATTTATCAGTAGTTTCAAATTTACCATAATTTTTAAACGTATAATAATTACCATCAATTTTTAACTCGTTATAACGATTGTTAACTCTAACAATTTGAATTTTAAGATCATTATAAGTATAATTACCAATCACTTGTTCATTAACCAATCTTCAATTTTTAATCTTATCGGAATTTATATATTCTTTAAATAAGTCAAATAATAATTCTTTTGGATTATCAACTGTAATTGTGAAAGAATTTGTTCCTAATCTATTTCGTAAATTAAATTTTAAACTATTATCTGTAACATCTATTGTTTCTAAATTAAAATCAGCTGGATCAAAACCGTTTTTTATTAAAAATTTATTTACCTTTTCATTAGATACCAACATTTGTTCTCCGTTTTCACTAAAGAATATCTTATTTCCTTGTGACTCTATTTTTATTTTGCCAGATTCAGAAATAATAGGAGTACGTAGTTTATCAAATTTAGAATTTAATGTAGAATCATTAATATTTGTCATTCTAATAGAATAAAGAGGTGCTAATACTTTTATTATATCTCAAGATAATTGTTCAAAAGGTACATTACCTCTTGTTCAAAGTCCAGAATACAAATCATTACCTTGCGTTAATATTTGCCTATAAATACCATATTTAAATATTGAAGATTTTTCAGCAAAATCTGCAAATTCTGAATAATCCATTCCTGTATTATCAATTAACTTAAGAATTTCTCCCTCAAACGGTGGATAAAAGTTTACAACACCACTTTCATCTGGAATTGCAGTAGCAAGCGAAAAAATAAATTCTCCACGTTGCATTAATGATAATATATTAGAAGGACTAAAATCAGAACGGATTAATTGAATAGAGTTTTTTATTTCTTCGTTTTCAACTAACGTTTTTAATATATCCTGAATATTTGCTCTAATATTATTATTAGAATCTTTAAACAAATCAGTGTAATTTAGTTTTGCAATAATATTTTTTGATTCTCCTGCATAGTTATCTCCAACATAATACACATTAAATACATTTCCATTATCATCTGGAACAATATATCAATTATATTGATGATTGTGCGCATCATTTAAAGCAAAATGAAGTCCTTTGTGTCTTAATGCTGTTGCATCATTTTTAGATGTATAGTTTCCAAGAGATTTAATAATATTCTCGGTAAAATATGAAAGCTTATCGTCATTATTAGAAAAATGTGCAAATAAAGCTGTTATGAGATTATCAATTTCTCTCATAAACAACATGTTATATTCTCTTCTTATTTTTCCGAAACGTTTTGCATTATTAGTAACATTATCTTTTTCTGAAATGTCTCTAATAATATCAAAGTCCTCTCTTACTTGATCTGTAGTTTTACCAAAAAATGCTGCAACTCTATCTACAGATGCTGTATATTCTTCTGCAGAAACATTTTCATACATTAACTTATTAACATCATTTAAAATGTTAAAAAAGTCTTTTATAGAAATATCTTGTTGAACACCAGCAATCGCATATAGATTTGTATCGTTTTTTAAGAAATATTCAATTAAACCGCTATCTCCAATTTCAGGATTAAATATTTCTCGAATTTCATCATCTGTCATTCCAAATTCAGAAAGCATCATAGCAAACGCTTTACCAACATTTCTATGAAAATAATGATTTCTTCTAACATCTGAATTCCAAGATTGTTCTGGCTCAAGGAAAATTGCTGTTACTGGATTGTCGTTTATCGATGCAATATTTACTGCAGAGGATGTTGTATTTGCAACGCTGTTCCTTTTTTGGCCCAAGCTTGTAATCGGTATTATTGGAGTTTCTTGTGTTACATCAATTTGAACAAAACCTTCAATAGAATCTTCATTATCTGTTACATCATAAATTGCTATTGGAATAGCAAATTTATCAAAACAGTAATAAAGCATCATTCTGTCTTCTCCAAATTGTTTTTTAAAGAATACACCATCTTCATTAACAAAACTGTTTTCAAGTGCTTGAGCAAATCCATCTTTAGTGAATCTAGATATATTATCTATACCAATAGTATGGAAACGTTTCATAAATGTATCATATCTATCATCTGTGTGATTTAATAAAATAGAACTGATACACTTTAAGAAATATTTATATTGTTCAAAGTCTTCTTCTGCAATATTGTTTGGATTAATTAAACCAGAATATTCTGATAGTGTAGTTGGGGAAACATTAAGTAATCATTCTGTAAAATATTCTGAATCTATTAAAGGAATATCTTTATGTGCTTTTAGAGAATTATATTTTTTAAAAGCTTTTAATTTTTCCCCTTTTAAGCCAGCGCCTAATTGTTCATCTCCTGAATTCTGTTCTTTTTCATAAGCATCGTCGTCTTCAGAATCTGATTCAATTTCAGTAATAATCTCATCGTCTGATTTATCTCCAGGTTTTTTGATTACTTCATCGACTAAATCTGCAGGAGGTTGTTCTCCAGGAGGTGTTTGTGGTTTTGGAGAAGGTGTTGGGTTTTCTTCAGCAGGTATTAAATTTAACGCTTTTAATCTAGTATCTATATATTCTTTAGAGGCTTGCGAATTTGGATCAAAACTAACATTGGTAGTAGCAGTAGCATCTTCTTCTTGGGATATGCCCAATTCAGAAAGACCATTTGATGACAAAATCTTAGTTCCCTTTTTAGCACGAGTGAGAAGTGTATATACATCTTGGAATCCAGTTATTTTTGCTTCAGCTGCACTATCAAAAGATACATCTAAAACAACATAATCTGCTTCTGAACCCTGAACACTATCTGGTGTTACGAATTTTACATTAGGATTAGTCTTATATTTCTCTCTAGATGCAGCAAATTTATCTGGAGTAGTAACAATTAATACTGTTTCATTCTCATCTAACGATGCTACAGTTTCATCAATGTCACTATCAGATATAGATTCTATTATGTGATCTCCGCACAGTTTACCATCAGGTGTATAATAATACTTTAATACAATAGGATTTAATATTAAGCCTTGCGCAACCTTTTCATCTGTTCAATTAGGATGATCTTTTTTGGCATCAATTATTTTAGCGACTTCTCTACCAAGTAATTCATTATTACGAGCTTTTCCAGAGTTCGCATCACGCATTGAAATTGTTAACTTTGGCGAGAAAACTCCAATACAATCATCAAGTCCAGCAGATACACGAGACGTTTCATTAATTTCACCAGTTTGCATTAAATTACCCAAACCAATTATAGTAACATTTTGTTCTTTGGCCGCATTAGTTAAAGCCTGTCAAACACCCTCTTTAACCAATGTACATTCATCAATAACAAGAACTCTTTTTGAATTATCTTTTGGTTCTCCAAAAACTAAATTTAGATTTAATTTAACATTTGGATCTTTTCAAACATGTGAATGTTTTGTATCACTATTTCCACCAATATATTTATCCTCTTGATATATATCTACATTTAATGCAGTTTTTAATAAATCAACTAAACTAAATGTTTTATCAGATTCAAAACCCATTGCTTCAGCACGACTCTTTATTTTAGATACGGCAACAGCATTAATATCATCTACTAAAGATAAGGCAGTATTTAAAACAACTGTACTTTTTCCACAACCAGCAAATCCATCTATAATAACAGTATTTCACAGAGGAGATTTCGCTTTCATATAACGAATATCGTCTTCTATCTTTGATTTATCTTCTGGCTCAATTAAACCATTATTTAAAGCAGATTCGATAGAATCAGTAAGTCCTTGATTAGCACCATTTATTAATTCTGGTGTAATTATTCCTACATAAGCAAGTCTTATTGCAATTTCTTGTCCAAAAAATGGCTTCTTACCTTCACCTTCAAATTTTGACTTTATGCGACGTCCAAAATCATAAGAGTCTACACCAACAGCTGATAAAAAGTAAGATGCAATATCACTATTTTCCAATTGATCATCAACATCCTTTGATAATACACCATTTTTGACTTTATACATATCATCAAAAACTGTATAAATTTTTCTACCAAGTTCAAACGTATTTAAATTCTTTGATTTAACATAATTAAAAATTTCATGTTCAAAATCAGCAAATAGTTTCATCATTTTTACTTGATTTTCAGGAGTCTGATCATCAAAATCGAATGAAAGTAATCCTAATCTAGTAGCAGATTTTACTAAATCAAATCCTCCTAAAGCCTCTTGCATATCCGTAACAGCCTTAATTGGATTATTATCTGAATCTTGTTGAGAGATAAATTTAACAATATTATTATAGAAATTACGTCTTACAAGAATATGTTCTCTTGTCTTTGCCTGTAAATTAGTATCGTGTAGTTCTCGTAGAAATTCAATTTGATTCTGTAAGAATTGTAAATCGTTTTTGTAAATCCAAGCAAGATTATCATCAATAATTGGCAAAAGTTGTTCTTTTCCTTCAGAACCTAACATTTTATTGGCTTCGTCGTTTATTCCATTTGTTGCTGCTCAAATAACACTTTGTACAATAGGAAGAACTTTTTCTGCAACACGTAAATACTCATTATTGAATTGATTACTAAATAAATATTTTGAAGCAACATCTTTACTAGCTAATTCTGCACGTTCTTGTTGAATCATGTCTAATAAAGGATTTTCTTCTCCAACTAAATCAAATGTTATAAGTTTTGCTAAATCAATAACTGGTGATTTTGTAGTAGTTTTAGAAATATCAACAGCTCTTTTTATGCTAGATGCAACTGATTTTAACAAATCAATCTGAAATATATCACGTACTTGTTCCTGAACGTTAGGATCAGTTGTAATTCCATCTGTAAATAAAAATGTTTCTAAATCAGAAATTTGTTGTAACGCTGTCTCCGGATTACTTGATAAATTTGCAAGTATTGTTTTATATTTGTCTATTGCTAAACTAAAACTTAATTCATTATCATTTAACAAATCATTTCCTACATATCTTCCTAAATTTTCATCAAAACGTCTTTCTATAAAACCATTTTTTCTTTCTGTAATAATTTTTCCAATTTCACGTAAAGGAAGATCATCATTGGGATCTCCATATTTTAGTTCTTCCAACCAATTAGCAACTTTTGCTTTTAATGATTCGTCTGGATCATTCTCAAACATTTCAATTACTTGTTCTCGATCTGATTTATTAAAATCTTTAACTCGAAAAATATCAAGAATTCCATCAGATATTTTATTCTTCATTGAAGACATTCGACTAATTCTTTTTCCTAAATCCGATGCAATTAATCTAAACGAATATTTAATAAAATCATCTGATCCTATTCCAACCGCATTTCTATTTTTCTGTTCTGTATAAAGATTTATAGCAAAATCCAATATCTTTTTATAACGATTTGCTGTTGTTAAAGGCTGACCATTAACTAATGGATCATATAATATACGTTCTACATAATTGTGTCAATCTCTAAATCCTTCTGGATTTATAGAACCATCTTTATTAAATAAAACTTTTAAATCAGTAATAGAACCATCACGATCTAATAAAATAGATGTATCTACAGTATCTAAATCACCAGTTTGAAGATTTCCATAAACTGACGGAGTTACATTTGCAGAAGTTAATTCTCCGTGTTGTTTTGATAATTCAGGCGTAACTAAAGAAACAGTGTGCTGATATAAGTCATTAGCTGCTCTTAATGCTTGAATACCTTGTAGTTTTAAATATTCTGCATAATCAGTATCAATTATTTTCTTTGCATCTTCATCTATAGAATCATAAGTTGCCCTATATTTTACAAATGCATATGTCTTTTTATCAAGCACATCTAAACCTTGAGATGAAAGGATGTTACTTACTAAAGTAGAATGAGCTGCAAAATTAGCATATTTTATATAATATGACGCTGCTTTTCCATTTGCAATATCATCTAGTTGTTGTTTTATTTCATCTCTTTCTTTTTCTAACTGCTTGATAACAGAATCTTTTGATAAAGCAGAATCTCTTTCAGAAGAACGTGTATCAGGATATAAACTTGTAATATAAGCTTTTCGTGCACCTATTTTTTCTTCTAATTCTACAACATCAATCATTAAATTTCCAACATCTGTTAAAATAACATCGGCAAACCCAGTCTTTTTTGCAAATTCATCAAAATCATGTATTCCGTGTCTTTTACGATACGCTTCTTCAGATAAACCTTCTTTAGCAGCTTCGTTTTTTACATCAGTTTGAATCTGTTTTAATATTTCATTATCGTCCATTAATCAATTGTTATCTGCCATTATAGCAGAAAACGTTTGAATACGATTCTTCATTACATTGTAAACAAAATCATTTTGATTAACATCTTGACCAGATTCATTTCAAGTTCAGATTTGTTTGGATTCGTCAGAAGGATCGACTGTAAATTTACCTTTCATTGCAAGGTTTTTGTTTCCTAACACACCCTTTTCATGAAGTCTATCTAATTCTGAAATTACGGCATCTCTACCATATAAACGAATAGCACGAATTAATTCTCCATTTGCACCTCTACCAGCATATTTAGATAAATCATTATTTAAAATTTTAGAATGTCAATCATCCATTCCTTGGAAAACTGCACCACCTATAGCGCCACCAATAAAAGCAGTTGAATAACGTTGAAATGCATCAGATCAAGTAAGATTAAAATTAAGATTATCTTTAGTTTCATCTGATATATCAAATCCTAAAGCTTCTATACCTAACGCAGTTAACTTGATCCCATCCAATGCAACTTCTTCCATTACTTCTTCTATACCTTCATTTAAAGCATGATGAACATATATATTTCCTGCATCAATTGCCCCAGGTAATTTAATATTAATTCCCTTTAAAGGATCTATTGATTTTTTACTTCATGCCTCTTTTGTAGCATTAAATACGGTTTTAAATAACTTTTGAGATTCTTCTTTTGTAGCATCATCTGCAAGTTTTAATAATTTCGGATTTTTCGCAGTTGCGTTTTGAACACTTTCTTGTATTGTTTTTGCAGCTAATTTACTGTTACCCTTAATAGCACTAGTTATTTCAGGTTTTGCATTTACTCAAGAGTTTTGAAAAAGCCAATTCTTAAAATAATCATTATTCATCAACGCAAACATTGCTGCAGTATAACCAAGCATGGCTATACCAGCAGATCTATCAGACAT